AGCGTTGTGAAACGCCACGTAACTAGAGAGCACGCCACCATTGCGGATCGAACTGAACGTTTTCCGAAGTCGGACGGGAGTGACGGATGCCCCATAAAAGGCATCCATCCCGCAGGATTCTCTGAAGAATCCAGAAACGCAGCATTTTGCGCCATTCAGTAATAACCCAAATGACTCCAAAACGCTGGCTATGATAGAGTAGTGTTTACTATCACAAACAATGTCGTCTCCGTACACGTAGACCTTAGTAACCGCCTTGTTGAGCGGGATCTTCGCGTATATATGTAACGCCGCCACAGATAATGACCAGAATATGAACGCCTCTACGGGAAAGCAAACTGCTGAACCCATAGGTGCAAACTTCTTCAATGTCACTACCTGACCGGTAGGTAAGCGAGTCCTGGTGCTCCGCGCGCTCATAAGCGCGCGCGACCAGTGCTGGGGGAACAACGTCTCGACTAAGAATGTCGAAACGCGATCGCTTGCTTCCTTCATATCCAATGTAACATACGTATCACTACGTTTGCTACCTTCCAGTGCCAACCGCCTATTTATCTCTTGGTTCGTGAAATTCACGTGACCGCGAGTAAGCGGGTGCTGCTCAAGGGTACTTACTAAAGTACGCATCAAGCTCTGTTGGATCCATTGGTATTCCAATGGTTCACAGGATATGAGCCGAGGACCACGACTGTCTTTGGGAACTAACACTACTTTCGCAGTGCCAGCGTCTTCTTCTTTAGCGTTCAGATATGAACGCAAGTTGTCACAGAGATGTGACGCGTTGAAGAAGAACCAGTCTTCATAAGGGAATACGGCATTTAATTGCCTATAGAATCGTTTGAATCTATGCTTTTGCTCTGGAGATTCTCCAGTTGCAACAGCCCCTTTGCCATGTCGAGGGTTACTCGCCATGGGGTCTGCATTACACAGAGTCTTAGCAATAAGACCCCGAGCAACACGCAATATAACTTCCGCCGACTCTCCGCAGTCCTCAATGGACTCAGGTAGGTCAGCATCCGTTTGGATGAACGTTTTGATAACTTCATCTTCTTGCTCAGCGGTATGTGGTATTTCCAGTTTGTAGAACAGGAAACACAATTGGCGGAGTGCACTTAGTGCAAGTATCATAGTCTCACGACTAGGATTCCAGGTCGACTCGTGAGAGTCGACAGGCAGGTTTTTAGTAACCTGCTTCCTGCTGTTACAGGCAGGGGCCTGAGCTGAAGTCTCTTCGGAGACGAACTCAGAAGTAAGGGCGGGAGCTACCCGCTGCTTACCGTCAGCATCGAACAACACATTTAGAAGACCACCGAATAGTTTCGGAATCTTCGATCCTTTGGGTGTTTTAAACCCTTGGACTTGAAATGTTGAACCAGAACCTAGAGAAACATCAATGATTTTTCCTAGGCGGGGGAGGCTTTTCGTAAGAAAAGAGATTCCCTCGTGGGCAACGCGATTTTGTATCTCTACAATATCACGTTGCATGTTGCGCTGACTTAC